CAAATAATGAATTATTAACTGTGCTTGGACCTTTAGATGCTTTCTCTTCTTCTACATCTTTTAATTTCTTCTGTAAGTCCATTAACTTATCAGTAGCATCAGAGACACTCTTAATCAACTGCCCTGCCACCTCATATGCCCTTGGCATCTCACTTTCCTGTGCAAGTTCAAGAATACCATTAATTGCTTCCTGACCCTTCTCTATGATGCTGTAAAGATTGCCACGAGTATACTCATAATCCTTTTCAATATCATTTCTTTCATGTCTCTCAGGTTTAGTTATTCCAACTTCAGTTGATTCAGTTGGAACTATTTCTCCAGAAACATTAAAAGTATCATTCAAATCATTAAAAGTTTTAGTCATTATAGAGTTCCATCAAAACCAAAGTCATCTCCAAATTCTATAGCAGCATTATCTGTAGTTGTGATAACTTTAACTTCTGCTCCATTAACATGATCTGTAGCAGTAGTATTGTCTTGACCCCTTCTAACAGTTAGTGCAGTACCAGAAATGGATTCAACATACATTTCTTCTTGATCTATGTATATGTAATTTGTTGCTTCTATACCACTAGCACTGGTTACATTAATAATACCAACCCTATCATCTATATTCTCAATCAAATTAGTGGTAACAGTATCTCCATATGCCTTAGTAGCTCTAGGTATGACACTGTAAGTAACTTCCCTAGTTGGAGTGGATGTCTTACCACCAGCAACATATCCAATAGATGCCTTCTTGATAACATCCTTGGCAATATCTGTATTGACAGGACCAAACATGTAAGTCTTGGCAGTAAATCTCATAGTATAGATAAGTGCTCTCCTAGTAGAGAAATCACTTTCATAATCATCACTAGTAGTAATAGAATTTAATACAATAGGAATATCTCTCTTCTCTCCAATAGTATCAACTAGGTCTACTGTTACAGTATAAGCAGGTTGAAAGTATGGGAGGATTTGCTCTACTATCTGAAGCATATCATCATTCAACTTAGTAAAAATACTAAGTTCAAAATCTAGGTTATATGGTACAGGTAAATATGTTTTTGCTAAAGTCTTCTTATCTCCCTTTACACCTTTTAAAAATGTTTGTGTAGTTGTTGATTTTCTTGCAGGATCATAATTAAGTCCATTTAGTTCAAATGACATTCTTGGAAGACTAATTTGAACTGGTCTGTTCAAATCGGGTACTTGCTCCAGTCTTGCTAAGAATTTTTGAGTAGGGCCATAAGCAAGAGGAACCTTAGTAGTACTAACCACAGAATCATCATCATTAGTATGATTTATATTAATATTGTTAAAGATGGAACCAAAGGATATAATGGTCCTCCTCATTATTTCGTGATAAAAATATTCAAACATTGTTACAATCCTAGTGTATTATTTATGGCATCCCAAATGGGTTAGTCTCTGAGAAATCTATAATAGAATCTGCTTCACTTTCAATACTAGTATTTTCAGCAAATCCATCATCTGTATTAGACTCAGAAACCTTCTGGTATTCATACTCAGCACCAGATGTGCTACCAGTAATAACCTCACCATCATTAAATGCTCCAGTTGTAATAGAAACTTTAAGTTCCATAGTGGATGCATCCCAAGATTTAACTCTACCAGTAGAACTAGTAGCAGCACCAGTTACTACCTCATTAAAGACATAGTTACCAGAACCACCCATATAAGGTGCAGTGACTGTAATAGTTGGAGGAGTAGTGTATCCAACTCCAGCATCAGTAATACCAATTTGAGTAACAATACCCACACTATTGATGTATGCCACAGCAGATGCTGTTGTACCCCCTGCAGGTGCTCCTGTGAAGGATAATACTGGGACTGTAGAGTATCCAGTACCTCCAGAAGTAATTGTGACTATTCCAATAGATCCATCAGATACAGTGGCAGTAGCAGCAAATCCTGCACCTCCACCACCAACTGTGTAGATCTCTGGTTCTTGACCCACTGTATATCCATAACCTGGATTGATAAGATCTACTCTTCTTATCCTATAAGATTTCTCTCCATCATAATCTACTATATCATCTCTCATAGATGCTATACCTACAGCAGTTAAACCTGCAGAAGG